GATCCTCGGCCAACTGCGCCTTTGCTGCGGCTAGCTCTGTCGCAGGGAGAAGCCCGCTGGTTGAGGCGGGAAGGCGCAACAGGAACCACTCGCTAGGGAGACGAGTGGCGGTATCGTAAATTTCCCAGAACTGGTTTTTGCCTTTCGGTGTACCGCCGAAAACGCACCAACCCTGCTTGTCTGACAGGGACGCTCTCAACACGTTCCCGAACACGCTCGGCTTAAAGTCGCCGTATTCGTCAAGGTACAGCCCCGAGAATCCAAGGCCGCGCATGGCGTCAGCGTTGTCGGCACCGAACAGGCGTATCTGACTGCCGTTGATTAGCGTGATGGTCAGTTCCTGCTCGTTGATGCTTTGGATGATCGGGTGTGCGCCGTCCTTAAAGTATTGCCATGCCACGGCCTTTGCCTGACTGCGGTACGGCGCGACGTAGCCGAACAACCCGTAAGGCTGCTGGTACATCGCAGCAGCGCGGATCATGTCGTTGACGGCGGCGACGGTCTTGCCTGCGCGGCGGTGTGCGACAAGGCAAGCCCAGCGTTTAGTGCGCTCATGAAACGGCATGAACGCCTTGCGTGGGCGGTAGGGCAGGATTATTCGGGAGCCATCCATCCGATCTGCACCTTGACCGGGCCGTTGTCCTTACCTGTGATCTCTTGGCGGGCGAGTTTGGGAACGTGGTATTCCAACAGGGTGCTGAAGGCGTCAAAGGCGGCCTGCGCTCCCTTCTCCGCAGCGATCTCGTCTAACCACCCTTGGAGCCTGTCTGCGTTGCCGTCCACAAACGCTGCAATGGCCTCTCTGGCGGCCTGTGTGGATTTATTAGGCAACCCCTTGGGCCTACCCGGCCCGCCTTTCTGACCCTTTTTAAAAGCACCTGCGTTCATTACAAGCCCTTTTCCTTTCGCTCCTTCTTACGCCGCTCTTGTTCCATTAAAGCGGCAGCCAATACTGTTGGGCCAGCCACGCCTGCTAACAAGTCCGGGCTAGTCAGTTTTGCAGGGTCAAATGCAGCAAAGCGTGACCGAACTTGCGATGGGTCAAACGGGATCAGCACTTTTTGCACTTCCCCGCCGCCTTTGCCGCTGATGTCCTCAATGCCGTCAAATCCTTGCGCTTTCAACGCGCTGGTAATCTTGTCGGGGATGCTTGTCCAAACGTGGCTGTTTCGGCCTTCCGCAACGTCTTTCTCAAGCTCAGCAACCCATTGCTTTGGGGTGTACCGCGATTCTTTTGCCCACGGATCAGCGCCGGGTTTTGTGCGCGACCGATCATTCTGAACTGCCTTCTTGAGTGCGGGAATCACCGATTCTTGGAGCGTCTTGGCGTCTTGCGTATTGATCGGGTTAGTCATGCGAACCATGCCCGTCATTACGCCTTCCGCACTTGTCCACGGTGCATTGGTTTGGCTAATTTCGTGCGGATAACCAGCCAGTTTATAAATATCGGCCAGTTTCTCTTCTTCGTTATACAACTGCCCGCTTTCTGCCCATAACTTACGGAGTGCCGTTAACGGGTTGTTATTGGACTCACGCTTCAACAAGAAATCAATGTGATCGTCCGACGTAATAGACGAGCCGGGCGTTTCATGCAGCTTTAATGCGCCCTCTCCGGTGTCTGGGTTTTCATAGCCAATCCGTTTGATGCGATCACGAATAGTCGCCTGCACCGTTGGCGGTAACGACCAAAACGTATCCTCAATATCTACGAGCCGATTGCCCCGGCCACCCACGTTTCGGGCTTGAGTTTGGAAAAAGTTTTTGAAATCGCCTTCGCTTTCGGCAATACGCGAAGTATCGGCTTTGCTTGTTGCGTAATTGCTGGCTAGCTGCGGGTTGTCAGTTCCGAATGGCATAGGGCCAGAAGTGGCGCGGCGAGGGTCAAGCCCCGGCTTTTCTAGCAACCGATCTAGGCGTTGCGTTCCGTGATAAAACGGTTGATAGCCCGCGGCTTGATAGCGTTCTTCTGGCGTATTGGTTGGCGATAAACCTAACCCACCTTCGCTTACAGGTTTTGCAGCGTTTTCTTGAGCAATTCGCAATGCTTTTGCGCGTTCAGCGGCAACATCGGCTTTCCTTGCCACGTTTGCGGCTTTTGCCACGCCGCCCACCACCGGCACGGCGGCCAATGTCGCCAATCCCATACCTAGTGGATCGCTTTCACGACGCGCCCGCTCAAAGTCACGCGCTGCTTGTGGGTACTGAAGCGGCGTAAATCCTGCGGCGATGTCTACGGCCATCTGCCCAGCATCGGCGTCTTGCGGTTGGTCAAGGCTAGTTAGTTGACGGCCCATTTCGGCGGTACGTTGACCAACTTGCCGCAAACTTGGTGCTACCTCACCCGCTGCGCCCATACGCTGCCCATACTCATCAGGCACCATCATCGGCTGTTGGTTGAGCAGCCGATTACGCATTTCATCAACGTAAGCAAGTGCCTCCGCAAGGCGTTTGCGGTTCATGCCTTGTTCCTGCTGCTAATGGCTTTGGCCTTGGCTCTGGCGTCCTCCTTGCTGCTCGCTCCCCATGCCTTAAGTGCAAGGGCTAGGCGTGTGGGCTTACCGTCTTTTGCCATCGGCCCCGGCATATTGCCCATCCGTGCGAGGAAAGAGGCTCGGCGTGGGTTGTCGCCTGACTTGACCGGCGGCTTCAGCGTCCCGCCTGTCTCGGCCTTATACGAGGCACGACCCTTGGCGTTCAGCCCGCCCTTGGGGTTCTTGCCCTCGCTGCGTGTCCACGCGGCTGTCATTTGTTTTCTTTCTTCGCCGTCTTGGCGCTCTCACGAAACGCCTTGGCGGTCGGTGCGCCGGGTTCGCCGGGCTTACGCATACGCTCGCCCGAACCGGCCTTGATGCGCTCTTGCTTTGCCAGAATGTTGGCGTACAGCCCAGCCTTACGGTTCATTTGAAACGCTCCAGCTTGTACAGAAGGGAGGCAATCTCGCCCACGATCTCGTCAATGATGTTCTGTAAGTCGGTGTCTTTCGGCAGGTCGTCTCGGATGCCCTTAACAAACGTCAGCAGGCTGTTGGCGTAGACGGCGGCGTCCTTCTGTACCTTAAATCCTTCAGGGTAGTCAGCGAGTGGGATGATGCCGTAGTGGCCCTGATACGCCTCGGCGTACTTGTCGGCCAAGTCCACGATGTTCTGGTAATAGTGGCCGAGTGCCTTGTGGGCGGCGTAGCTCGCCGTCTGCAAATGCAGAAAATGCGTGGCGGTACTGCTATGCAGCAATACGCCTACAAATTCGGCGGCGTCTTTGTGGCTCATTGCGGCGTCAGCCTCAAGTTGGGCAGGATGATTGCAGTCGTAGCATCTCCCACCGCATAACGCTCTGTCAACTCTCGCTCGGGCGGGTACACAAGGATGCGCTGCGATAGGTCTATCTGCATGGCGTTCCACACCCCTTTCTCTATGCCCTCAAAGTCATCTAGCGTGATGACGGTGTTGGGCGTGAACAGGCGCTCAAGATGCGGTTTGTCGTCAGGCTGTAGCCGACCGTCTAGGTGCAGCAAGTCAATGTTGCCGTCTAGTTTGGCGAGCATCTCGGTGCTGCTGCTGTGGTACTGCGTGATAGAGGTGGTCAGCGGCAACTTGAAGTTGTGCGTCATGTCGCAGGTGTGTACGTCTGCGCCCTCTCTTGCCAGCACAAACGTGGACTTACCGATGTAGGTGCCGATCTCGGCCACAACCTTCGGCCTGAAGTGCCGTATAACCGCCCACAACGCGATTAGGGAGGCGTGGTTGGTGCTGCCGGTACGTCGGAGGGGGTCTAACTTCTCCAAGTCCTCAATAACGTGCCACGGCAAGTCAGGCAGGTCAGCAAAGAGGGTGTCCCAAATAGCTCTAGACAGTCGTTTTCGGTTTACGTTCAGCATATAGTTTCCCTATGTTTGTTTTCTTCCACGTTGGCGACGACATCGCCATGCCTACCGCAATGGTCTTTTCCATTCGCGCCCATAACCCTGATGCGACCATTATTCAGGTTAGCGATCACCAAACGCCAGCCGTACCCGGTGTCTCGCGGGTATTTGTGACGCAGGGTAATCGGCAGTTCTTGATGCAATGGCGCACCAATGCCTTTGCGGAATTGGGTTTGTCGGAGCCAGCGATGTACATGGATACCGACATGATTGTGCGGCACCCCTTGAATCCTGCTGCCGTGCTGGAGGGCGTCGTTGCGATGACCCGCCGTGAATTTAACCGTGACGCGGGGTTTAACCCACGCCAGCGCGGGCAGGATTACAGCGAATACACCGGCAAGACGCTGGACGAGGTGTACCCGTATGTCGGTTGCTGCACGATTACCGCTGATTGGGGTGTGTGGGCTGACCTTGCCGAGATGTACAACGTCCTGCCCGACAAGTTCCGCGTGTGGTACGGGGATCAGGAGGTTCTGCGGGAATACGCTAAACGGGTGAAGGTACAAGACCTGCCTGAATCGTATTACGCCTGTCTGCCCGAGTTTCTGCCGCAGCATCCCGACCCCGCTATCGTTCACTACAAAGGCGCTCGCAAGGCTTTAATGCCGTCTGCGACTTCTGCGCCTTTATCCTAAAAGCCCCGTATACACACGCCCGCGCGTATACGTGGGAACTAGGGAAAAGTCGCAAAAGGCGCACAACGCTCAACGTAGCTGCTCGGGCTTGATGGCGGCCATGTACCGCTCCATTAGCTCGCGCACCGTAACCTCGGGATCACGCGCAACGTAAAACTCGCCGCGTGGCTCAAATATCGCTTGGAACCTTTCTTGACTCGGGCGTAACTTTCCTTTTTCTACCTTGATTTCTACCCAACACACCCACGGTGTTCCGTCGGGCAGATTCCGCACGACGAGACGATCTGGTACGCCGCCGTTTGAGGCGTAGTCGTGGACGGTGAACCCGGCTGCGAGTAGCGCCCGGCCAATAAGGCCATCGTTCGCATCCCGCCTCGCTTTGTACCTCACGCCTTGCCTCGTTTACGCATCGGCCTAACCAAATAATCCACCACGTTCTATTCCCCCGCTTTAGCTCTAGCACGAAGTTTCTCCACAACCCGCTCACCCCAAAGCTGGCGTACCA